GACAATTACTTCTGCTGCCTGTATTCTGTGGTACACACTATTTCAAGAAAACAAAACAGTTGCTATTTTAGCAAATAAATCTTCAGCTGCTAGAGAAGTACTTTCTAGATATGAGCTTATGTACGAAATGCTTCCAATATGGATGCAACAGGGTGTAAAGACATTTAATAAAGGTGACATTGAACTTGAGAATGGTTCTAAAGTATTTACTGCAGCAACAAGCTCATCTGGTATTCGAGGTAAATCTGTAAACTGGCTGTATATTGACGAAGCGGCAATTATTCCAAATAATGTTGCAGAGGATTTCTTTACGTCTGTTTATCCAACAATTTCTGCAGGTAACACCACAAAGATTTTATTAACATCTACCCCACTTGGTTACAATCATTTCTGGAAATTCTGGAATGAGGCTGAACAAGGATTAAATGGGTTTGTTCCATTGTTTATTCCATATAGCAGAATCCCCGGTAGAGACGACAAATGGGCAGCTGAACAAAAATCTATGTTGGGAGAACTCAAGTTCAACCAAGAGGTTTTGTGTAGGTTCCTTGGATCTTCTAATACTTTAGTTAATCCTGATACAATTGGTAGGATGTCAGTTAAACCCTACATCTACACTAAAGATGGATTGGATGTATTTGAGGAACCGGAAGAGGATAGGGTGTATATGCTTGTTGCTGATACATCCAGGGGAGTAGGGGGAGATTACTCAGCATTTACGGTCATAGATATCACAAGTTATCCTCATAGACTTGTTGCTAAATATAGAAACAATAAAATAAGTCCTTTGCTTTTTCCAAATATAATATATAAAGTAGCAAAAGATTACAACAAAGCATATTGCTTAGTTGAGATTAATGATAACGGTCAACAAGTGGCTGATACATTATACATGGACTTAGAATACGAAAATGTATTCTTTGTCGGAAATAACAGTAAATCGGGACAGTATCTGTCTGGCGGATTTTCAAATGGGGCAACCCTTGGCGTAAGAACAACTAAACAAGTTAAACGATTGGGTTGTACATCGTTCAAGAGTTTAGTTGAGGGCACAAAACTACTAATTCATGATCCAGATATTATAAACGAAATTTCTACGTTTATTGAAGTTCGAGGAACACACAAAGCAGATGAGGGGTATCATGACGATTTGGTTATGACTCTAGTACTGTTTGCATGGGCAACTAACGAGTCATTCTTTAAAGACCTGACTGATAGCAATTTAAGAAAAGCCCTGTACGAAGAACAATTTAAACAGATTGAAGAAAATCTGACTCCGTTTGGTATTGTTGATAGGGGAGTTCCAGAACATGAAGCCCCCGTAATAACAACTGACGAAATATGGTTTACAGCATCATCCAAATCTCCGGATGAGATTCACGAAATGCAAAGAAAATTCCTTGAAAATGTCTAAATGAACATACTTATAAATAAATAGAAAATCATATTATAGAGCTATCTATAAAATTATCAAGGAGAAGAAGATGGCATTTCAGCTTTCACCTGGCGTTTTAGTTACCGAAGAAGATAAAAGTACGGTTGTTCCCGCGGTAGCAACTTCTGCTGGAGCATTTTCGGGAGCCTTTCAATGGGGACCAGTGGAAAAAGTTACAACCGTAGACACAGAGAGAAATCTTGTAGAACAATTTGGTAATCCAAATGATGATACTGCGGGTTATTTTTTCACAGCGGCAAACTTTTTATCATATGGAAATAATTTAAAATTAGTTAGAGTAGCAGATAAATCTGTTGCAAGAAACGCAGTTTCCACCCCGTCGGGTAGAGTTTCTGGCGTAACAATTACTAATACACCAAATACATTTACATCAGCTGCAGACATAGTAGTTACATTTGCAGCACCTGCTAGTGGTACTAGAGCATTGGGTAATGCAGTATTATCAACCACAGGTATAATTAATTCAATTAATTTAACTACTGGCGGATTTGGATATTCAGCTGTACCTACAGTCACAATTAGTGGTGGCGGTGGTTCTAACGCAACAGCAACTGCTGTTTTAAGTTCTGGAGGAATTGGTGCAATTAACGTACAAGACGTAGGAAATAACTATAATTTTCTATCTAATGTAGTTATTCAAAATCAACAGTCAACGAGTGCAAGCGCAAATTTAGTAATACACTTTAAGTTAAAAGATATTCAAATATCAAATCCAGGCTCAAATTTTGGACCTGCAGGCACAGCGTGCAATATTACAATTTCAGGCGGAACATTGGTTACCGGCGGTACACAGGCAACAGCAACTCCTATTATTACTGGTAATATTATTACTGGTTATACCATTACAAATAATGGTAACGGTTACTTAGCTGCACCTAATATTGTTTTAAATCGTTTAGATGGTAACACTGGCACTAGTGCTGTTTTAACTGCTAATTTAGGTTACGGTATTATTAATAGTATCAATATTATTAATGCTGGTTCTGGTGGTTATACGTTTACTCCTAATGTTACTATTAATAAAAATAATCTTTTAGGTGGTGCAACTGCTAATGCAACTGTTAGAATAGAGGCATTAATTGGTAGCATAGCAGTTACAAATCCGGGCACGGGATTTACATCTACTCCTAATGTAATTGTTACTCCAGTATTAGGCGATTCTGCATTTATTTCTAGTAATGCAATTCCTGTTGCGGTAGTTGGTTTTACTGTTAATAGCATTAATATTACAAACGCAGGTGCAGGATATACCTCTGTTCCTGCAGTTACAATCGTAGATTCTCAAAATCGTACCGCAACAGGAAACGCAACCGTTTCTTTTGATGCATTATTAATTGAAAATTCAGATGTATATGATAGTGAATATAGCACAGGTGGTTTTGGATATGGCGAATTCATTGCTAAATATCCAGGAACACTAGGTAATTCATTAAAAGTATCAGTTGCTGATTCTAATACATTCACAGGTTGGCAATATGCCAACCAATTCAATTCTGCTCCTGGCACATCTGCTTGGGTATCGTCAAGAAACGGTTCTGCAGATGAATTACACGTAATTGTTGTAGATGCAAATGGCAATTGGACAGGAACTGCTGGTACAGTTCTTGAAAAATTCTCATATGTTTCTAAAGCATCAGATGCCAAGAATTCTGACAATTCTACTAATTATTACAAAGATGTAATTAACAATCAATCTAGATATATTAGTTGGTTAGATCATCCGACTGCTGGAACAAATTGGGGCACAACAGGTTCGGCTAAAACATTTGCAACATTATCTGCAAATATTACAACTACATTGTCAGGCGGCGTAACAGGTTCATCTGTTTCTGCAGGAAATGTACAAGCTGGTTATGAATTGTTTAGTAATGACGAATTGTTTGATGTAAGCTTGATTCCAATGGGACCAACAACAAATGTTGGTGTAGTTAATACTGTTATCGGAATTGCTGAATCAAGAAGAGATTGTGTAGTATTTGTATCTCCTCCATATGTAGATGTTGTTAACACTACAAATCAGGCAAGTAAGATTGCAGCATACAGAGATACTTTAACAAGTTCTTCGTTCGCAGTATTAGATTCAGGTTGGAAATATCAGTACGATCGTTACAATGATAAATATCGTTATATTCCATTAAATGGTGACGTCGCAGGCTTAGCTGCAAGAACAGATTACATTGCTGATCCTTGGTTCTCTCCTGCAGGTTATAACAGAGGCGTTATTAAGAATGTTGTTAAATTGGCTTTCTCACCTACTAAGACAGACAGAGATGATCTGTACAAGAAAGGTATCAATCCAGTAGTAACATTCCCAGGACAAGGAACATTGTTATTTGGAGATAAAACTCTGTTGGCAAGACCAAGCGCATTTGATCGTATCAATGTTCGTAGATTGTTTATCGTATTAGAAAAAGCAATTTCTACAGCATCTAAATTCCAATTATTCGAATTTAATGATCCGTTCACAAGAGCTCAATTTAGAAATCTTGTTGAGCCATTCTTGAGAGATGTACAAGGTCGTCGTGGTATTACAGACTTTAGAGTAATATGTGATGACACAAATAACCCAGGATCGGTTGTAGACCGTAATGAATTTGTTGCAGACATTTTCATCAAGCCTGCAAGAGCAATCAACTTTATCCAGTTGAATTTTGTAGCTACAAGAAGTGGCGTATCGTTTGAAGAAGTCGGCGCCTAATTAGGAGTATAAGAAATGGCAATACCATTTAATGTAGAGAGATTTAAATCGGAACTAACGAACGGTGGGGCACGTCCCAATCAGTTTGCGGTTCAGTTGACATTTCCAAACTATGTCACAGGTCGAGCGTCGGCCGTGACAAAGTCCCCATTTTTAGTTAGTGTAGCTGAATTACCAGGGCAAACAATTGGTGTTGCTCCAGTATATTACAGAGGACGTCTAATTAAGATGGCAGGCGACAGAGAATTTGCTCCGTTCCAATGCACAGTTCTAAATGATTCCGGATTTACTATTAGATCCGCCATAGAACAATGGATGAACGGGATGGAAAATCTCGGAAACAAAACAGGTGCATTACAACCTGCTCAGTATCAAACAGATATGTTTATTTCTCAATTGGATCGTAATGGTGCAGTTCTGAAACAATATAAATTAATAGGCGCCTTCCCAGTTGAGTTGGGAGCAGTTGGTTTAGACTTTGGTAGTAACGATCAGTTATCGACATTCTCGGTATCTTTCCAGTATCAAACTTTTGAATTCTCTAATAATCCTGCACAACAATTAGTAGACGCAATTACAACTTTGGCTTAATAATATAAAGTGAATTAAATTATGGCGATTAAATTATTTGGTTTTAATATTAGTCGTGAGGAAGATGAGATAGATCGTAAACTGCAAGGTTTTGCTACTCCTGTTTCTGACGACGGTGCATCAACAGTACAAGCGGGTGGGCATTTTGGCACATACGTTGATCTAGATGCGACTGCGAAATCTGAGTATGAACTTATTACACGATATCGTGAAGCGGCAATGTATTCCGATACATCAGCAGCTATTGATGAAATTTTGACTGAAGCTATTGCTGCGGTTGATGATGAAGCATTAGTACAAATTAATTTGGATCAGTCAAAGATTCCTCAAGATATTAAAGATAGTATCATTAAAGAATTTGAAGTAATTTACAAATTGATTGAATTTGATACTAAAGGATTTGATTATTTTCGTAGATGGTATATCGATGGAAGAATTTATTTTCAAAAGATTGTAGATACTAGTAATCCAAAGCGTGGTATTTTGGAAACACTAATATTAGATCCTAGAAAAATTAAAAAGATTAGAGAAGTTAAAAAAGAAAAAGATCAAAAGACCGGTGTTGATATTATCAAATCGGTAGAAGAATTTTTCTTATATAATGAAAAAGGTATTACGTATAATCCGGGTTATACTGCAAATAATCCAACTCAAGGTATTAAGATATCAACAGATGCAATAACATTTGTACCTTCTGGGATTATGGATTTGGATAAGAATGTAGTGTTAAGTCACTTACATAAAGCCATTAAGCCTGTGAATCAGTTAAAGATGATGGAAGATGCTTTAGTAATTTATAGATTGGCTAGAGCACCTGAAAGAAGAATATTTTATATTGATGTGGGCAATTTGCCTAAATTGAAAGCTGAGCAATATCTAAAAGATATTATGGCTCGCTATCGTAATAAGATTGTTTATGATTCTGGTACGGGCGAGATACGAGATGACCGTAAAATGATGTCTATGCTAGAAGATTTTTGGTTGCCAAGAAGAGAAGGTGGCAGGGGTACTGAGATTACTACACTACCTGGCGGCGAAAATTTAGGACAGATTGAAGATATTAATTACTTCCAGGGTAAATTATATCAAGCATTAAATGTTCCTATCTCTAGAATGCAACCGCAAACTGGTATTTCTTTTGGTAGAGCAACAGAGATAACAAGAGACGAATTAAAATTTGCCAAGTTTGTTGGTAGATTACGCAAAAAGTTTAATGAAATATTTGGCGATTTGTTAAGAACACAATTAATTTTAAAAGGTGTTCTGACAGATAAAGACTGGAATGTTATTAAAGATGACATTCAATATAGATATGCACAAGATCAGTATTTTGAAGAAATGAAAAATGCTGAGAATTTGAGAAATCGTATAGATTTATTAACTCAAGTTCAACCTTTTGTAGGTGCGTATTACAGTCAAGATTATGTAATGAAAAATATTTTAAGAATGTCTGATAAAGAGATTCAAGAAATGAAAACACAAATTGAAGATGAAGGTCCTCCACCGCAAATTGGAATGCCGGGCATGCCCCCAGGCCAGTTGCCGCCAGGACAAGAACCTATAAATAATTCACAGTAAGGAAAAATTATGGAATCCGCAGTTATTCAAAATATGATTGATAATATTATCAACAATAAGCAGGCTGATGCTTTACAAGATTTTAATACAGCAATGGCAAATAAAATTTCTGATGCCCTTGATGTTAGAAAAGTAGAGATTGCATCATCTATAGGTAAAACTACAATAGACGTAGAAGAACAAGAAAATGAAAACGTTTAATAGTATCAGAGAAGAAACTTTAGAAGAAAAACTAAAGGCTTCTGATCCTGCGGGCAAATATATTAGCGATTTTGTCCATTCGGATAATCCTAAATTTGCCGGTAAGTCTAAAAAAGAACGTATTCGTATGGCGTTGGGTGCATCCTATGGTGCAAAGAAAACCAATGAGGCAAAAGATTCTCGTGAGTATGACTATGAAGGCGATATGGCCAAGTCTCAACTGAGATCTATTATTGCCAATGCTCAGACAGTGCATGATATGTTAGAAGATAATACTAACCTTGCAGAATGGGTACAGAGTAAAATTACTTTAAGTGCTGATTATATATCAACAGTTAGAGATTATATGCAATCGAATAAAGATGTAAATGAAGAAGTTGAAACAACACATGAAGACCCGCTTGTTGTTACAAAAGACTCAGATGGCAATATTCACACACACGCTAATCTTTCTGTTGCTAATGCTATTCACGGCACAGATGTTAAGCACCAGGCTATTCATACTGGTAAGCCAGTTCAAGGTGGAAAATTTACATTCCAACTTTCTAAGCATCATGCGTCAAGTGTTAGTAAAGAATAAAAATAATAGGATATTAAGATGCCAGTAACTCGTACAGTTCTTAAGAAAACATTACAACAGGCGGTTGTTAAATTTGTGGGCGACGGAATGTCAAACGTCACACCCCAGGATCTATTAACAACAAATGTGACTTTAGATTTGCCAAACGTACAGATGAATATTACAGGTATGATCTGGTCTACGCCGGGCACAGTTCCGATTGTTGTTACTCGTAATAATTCTACCGTAATGTTGTTAAACGGGAATGACAATTGGTCATTGTCACAGATGTTTGGCTTTGTTGATACATCAAATAATAGTGCAAACATCACAGTTGTGATGCCAGCAAATAGTACAATGTATTTACACATATCTAAGCCTGCTGGTTTTATTGAACCAGACCAACAGACCAAGAGATAATTAGGAACTAATATGAGATTAATTAAAGAAGTTGCACAAGATTTACACTACCTTGTAGAAGACAAACAAGGTGGCGGAAAAAATATCTTTATTGAAGGTATCTTTGCTCAAGCTGAAAAACCAAATAGAAACAATCGTTCCTATGGTAGAGGTATAATGGAACGAGAAGTCCAGAAGTATCAAGAGCTTATTGGACAAAAACGTTCATTGGGAGAGCTAGGCCATCCTGAGAATCCTTCAATTAACTTACACCAAGTTTCCCACCTTATTACTAGCCTAAAGATGGAAGGTAATGATGTTATAGGTAGAGCCAAAATATTGGATACGCCTATGGG